ATGCCAAGAGTTGCAGAGAGGATGACAGAAAAGCGCCTGCGGAGCCTGACGAAAGGTTGCTCCTGCGGCGTCGTTCCGGGCCTTGAGGTGCGCGTGCGCACTCTGGGCGACGGGAGCACGGCAAAGTACTTTTTGCTTCGTGACCGTGCGACGGGTAAGGCGTACCAGATCGGACAATATCCGAAGGTCTCGCTCTCTGAAGCATTCAAGACTGCGGCCGAGTGGCGCGAAAAGATTAAGGCGGGGATTGATCCGGTTGCTGAGAGAAAGGCGCTGCGCATGTCTCTTCAGTCTGAGGAGCCCGCGCCGGCTGTTCTGACCGTCCGGGAGATGGTCTACGGGTGGATTCGGTTCAATGAGGAGCGGGGGAGATGGAAGAACGCTCGCAAGCCGAAGGAGCGAGTGTGGGATGGGTACTGCAGCAACCACTTCGCGCCGGACTTTCTTTCGATGCCGGCGAAGGACGTGACTGCTGAGCTTCTATACGACGAGTTGGGGGAGAAGTGGCGCACCATGATCGATACGCCGGAGAGGATTCTGAGCGATATGCGTAATGCCTACGACTGGGCAATGCGGCAGGAGATGATTCCCGTAATGATGAATCCGGCCCGTGTAGCCGGAGGGAAGCTCGGCGATATGCTGTCCCTCGCTCGTCCCGAGGGCGGCCATGAGCCCGCGCTGCCGCCTAAGCGCATGCCGGCTTTCTTTGCTGAGCTGATGAAGCTCGTGCCGCGCAGTCAGTCTGCGCGCTGTCTGGCCTTCGCCATTCTCACGTCGGCCCGCAATTCAACCGCCAGAGAGGCCACGTGGGATGAGATTCAGCAGGACGATGAGGGACAGTGGTTCCACGTCATCCCGCGCGAGCGGATGAAAATGAAGTCAGACAAGATTCCTTTTGACCGGAAAACGCCGCTCTGCGCTCCGGCGAAAAGTCTTCTGGACACCGCGCCGCGCTTTCCGGGCGAAGGCCGCAACTTCATCTTCCCGAATATCAATCAGGGGAACATGTCGCCCTTCTCGCTCGATGCGGTTCGCTCGTTACTGAAGAGAATGCACGACAGGCAGCGCGCGAAGGATGGCATAGGGTGGGTCGATCCGGAGCAAAAGGCGAAGGACGGTAAGCCGAGGATTGTCACCCTTCACGGTCTAGCGCGGGCCACGTTCAACACGTGGGCGAAGGACGCGAAGGGCTACGGCCATAAGTCCTTCTCCCGTGACCTGCGGGAAAGCTGTCTCGATCACCGCAATGAATCGTACCAATGCGCCTATGACCGTGAACAGGCGTTGGGCGACATGAGAGAGGTTTATGACGCTTGGGGAAAATATTGTTGTGCAATGTTGACAATAACTCCAAAAGTGATATGATTTCACCTAATCAGTGAATTCGCTGATTCAAAGAGGAAAACAAGATGAAGATTAGTGAGTATGGCAAGCTTGTCCGAAAAGGTCGGATAGATGCTGGTGTCACCATGCTCGATATGGCTCGAAGCATTGGTGTTGCTCCTTCGTATCTCAGTGCTACGGAAGTTGGTTCGAAGAAAATATCTCCGAACTTTCTCGAGAAGGTTGAAAAATTCTTCGCTACACGGGGGATGACTATTTCAGGTCTTCATGAGGCGGCAGACGTTTCAAATCGATCAGTGTCTCTTGAAGGCCTGTCGACAGCTCAACAATTCCTTGTTGCAGGTTTTGCCCGCGTAGATATGTCACAAGAAAAGCTTGAAGAATTTGCCCAGCTTTTGGCTGGATCAAAGCAAAGGGGGCGTGAATGAATTTCTGTCGGGGTTATAAAGTTCCTCCGCGATCGATCCTAAACATCCGACAAATCGCAGAGCATGTTCGAGAGGTAGTGGGTGACCCGAAAAACGCCATGGGGCAGATTCTCGAAGAGTTGCTTTATAGCGGAACTCTCGACGTTGTGCCAAACGACGATCCTCGCCTTGCTAGAGGTGTTGAAGCTGTGTACATTCCTGAAGACAAATGCATTCGTCTTCGAGATTGTGATTATGAGGCGTGCATTTTAGGAACTCGAACACGTTCAATGTTTACATTCTGGCACGAATTCGGGCATCTGATTTTGGGACATGAACGATCTTTCAGTCGAGAAGAGTCGCAAGAGCACAAGGCATATGAGGACTCGGAGTGGCAGGCCAATACTTTTGCTGGTGAGCTCTTGATGCCGTTTGCCATCATTGAAGCAGAGGGTTTGATTTTGCCTGAAGAACTAACAGAAAGATTCGGAGTTTCGTTTGAGGCAGCGAGAATCAGATTAAAGCAATTAAAACGGATATGAGAAAGGCGTTGAAGAAATTGCAATTCTTCAACGCCTGGAGGGTGGTCGCGAGCGAGTCACCCATTGATGTCGGTTTCAAGACTCCATCATTATGAGTTCGGTGGAGAACGATGTCAAGCTCATAGCTCGCTCGTGGAGATTTGCCATATGGCTCATCCCACGAAGAAGGCCCGAAAGGGCGTAATGAAGCTCGTGTTTTGCACTGTTTATCGTCATTGGCGTACAGGGAAGTTAATGCGAGCTTCTGATTATGGCTACAAGGCTTGGCCGTTTAAGGTTAGAGTCCCTGTAGTTTAACCGCAATAACCCCGCCAGCACGACGCTGAGCGGGGTTTTGCTTACGCAGTTTCTTTCACTTGCTCCGTATGGTTGCCTATCAGTGGAGTGGTGGCGGGTTCAAGGTTTGCAACCCACTTTTGGATGTCTTCAGCTTTGAATCGAGCAACCTTAGGACCAAAGTAAACCGGTCGCGGGAAGGTGCCCAGCTTTACTAGTTTCCAGACGGTTGATGTTCCGATCCCACAGGAGGCTGCTACTTGTTTGACATCAAGCATCAATACCCCAATGGGAGATATGTCAGTAGTATTCCTAGCTCTCATTTTGTGATCTCCTTTTGTTCGTAGCAGCAAGATGAGCTTTCAGTGCCCTCATCTTCGAGCTCTTTGATTCGTCTTTCAATTAACACGATGAATGCAATGGTGTTTTGAAGGGCTTCGCCTTCTTCGATCAGTTCTTCAGCCCGTTCTCTACATACCTCGATGTCCGAGTAAGGCAGGCACAAACGTAGCCTGCTTCCTTGTTCTCTCAGTTCGTCGATGGTGAGTTCATTAAAGTCCATCGTTCTTCTCCGACTATTTCTTCAAAGCTCAGGTTTCTTCTTGTTTCCGCGCTTTCTATCAAGCTCACGCCGATAGAGCTCGGTTGCAGCGATTGCGATAGAACGTGCGCAGCTCTTTCGTGAAACCTCACGCCGGTGATCTCCTTCATGGATGAAGATCGCCATTCGAGTGAGCATCTCTGCAAGGATCGTCCAGAGGCCAGTATCGGCAGTCTTTTTTCCTCGCACCGCAGCTTTCATTTGCAAGACACTAAATTCCGTCACCAACAGCATTGCGTACATGTATTCACGCAATGCATCAGACTGGCTTGTCTCAGCGTCTTTTGCATACTGCGTTAGGGTTCTCAACGATGAGAGGGGGTAGTTGCTACTCACTTTAAAAATCTCCGTATAGCTTCCTGCCCTACACCCTAGGAAGTCATTACGTTCGCCTCAGAGTGCAGGGCAGGAAAAGCGGTACGATCAGACGTCTAAATATTTCTGAAGGAGGTTTTTGACGTCATCATCAATGATTGGTTCTGGGGGTACGCCTGCTCGGACATGCTTCATCCAAAAGTCGAAGCACCGAGTAGCGATCATTTGAATGATCGATTCATTCCGGTCGACTGCGTAGATGCGAAAGTCTTGGCCGCCGATCAATACAGCGACATAACAAAGCTTTGCGGCAGTGACTGCCATGTACCACTGAACTTGTGTTTCGTAATAGAGCGGGATCTTGTGTTTGGAGGTGATCTCCCTCTTGATGATCTCTGCTTCTTGCGAAAGTCCCCAGTGTTCAGCCATCAAGGCATTCGCAGTCTTGCATTCGAGCAAGGTGTCTGTTGTCAGCATCAATTTTTGGACATTCCAGATTGACGCAGGATTTGTGAGGCGAACATCGGCAGAAATCCGGTGATTGATCACTGCTCTGTCGATGTTTGCTAGCGCCCACTGAGTTGGAGTGCTAGTACCTATGTAGTGATCGAGGTTAGAAGCAAGCTGGTGGTAGACGCGCTGAATCATGAATCCAGTTCGTTTTGAAAATTCTTGAGCCACGATGCTCTCAAGTTGAGTCCCCCAGTAAGCAGCCTCGCTAGGTGCTCGGTCCTCGGTGATTTCTGTGGTTTTCTCTCTGTAGATGTCAAGAGGAGTGCGGTATGGATTGATACCGAGAATTGCAGCAACATCAGATCCACCGATACCTTTTTGTCGAGCCTTAAGCCATTCAATCCGATTAGTCACGGTGCGCTCCGATGAAGGCAAAGAGAATCCAGGTGATGAGGTTTCTGAGCATGGTTGTTCTTAGCTTTGATGCGCCAATCAGGCAATAGAAGGAAGGAGTGAAGTCGCCACCGATTGCCGCAGGCACGCATAGTTCTCAGGTAATAGTGTTCGGCGCCGTCAGTCCAGAGATCCAAGCAGCGAGTGTTCGTCACTGGGTGAAGTCTCTTGGCCAGTTCCTTGGCGCGAGTGCCGAAGAAGTAGACGGGCTTCATGCGGCATTCCTTTGAAAGAAAGCGAGGATGCGAGCGATGAAGGTCTTTGAATGCGTCGGCGGCTGCGCAGCTTTTCTAGCTTTCTTTGCACGTGCTGACCGCGTTTTGATTGCTCTACGTGCATCACGACTCAATTCGTGCTTAGGGCGCCGATGTGGGTGGGAGGGAATACTCATCATGCAGGCTCCTCATTACGCCCCGCGGGACTTGTAGAAATTGTGCCAATCCTGAACGAGTTGGCTGAATTCCTTGGTCTTGCTGATTTTTTTACTTAGCCACGATTCAAAATCCTCAAGTGAAGGATCTTTGACGCAGCGGCTGTACCATTGGTAAACGATAATTGCCTCACGTCCGCGGGCTGCGATTGCTTCTTGGGTCGCTAATTCGAGTCTTGCGCCCAGAGCAACATTCAAAGCGGCGCCGCCAACTAAGTGTTGCAGCGCGGTGGTGATGACTTTGACGTTCATTGGCTGAACTCCTAAAAAAGTACGTAACCATTAAGAACTGCCCACTGCATGAGCAGGCAGAGTGAGATACCGAGAGCGCTGATACCGGCGCCAGTCAGAAAGGCGCAGAAGATGATTGCGGTATCGCTGAACCCAGTACGTTCGTTGTGGCCGAGAAGTTTTTTCAACGTCATGTCGTTCTCGGAAAAAAGAAAGGCCCCGGCAGGTGAGTGCCGAGGCCTATTAAGAAAATTAGGTGATTACGCGGTTAAGCGCTTGGGCTGTTGCGAAGCCCAGTGTTGGTAGCACGAGAGATCTTTCACCGAGTATCCCTGCTTGGCTAGAGCATCTTCCATAAAGCCAAGTCCCAGATCATTAACGGCTTCCCAAAAATGAGCTGCGAGAGGGGATTTCACGCGGCGCAAGAGCGCTAAAAAGAGATTCAGATCGTCTCGAAAGAGATATCGCCAGTAATAGATAAAGACAACGATTTTCTCGGCCATAGCCTCGTCGATCACGATTGACCCTTCGGGAATTGCCGGAGCCGAAAGCTGCGGCTTAAGTGTGCATGTCTCGATGAGTGCGAGTGCTGCTTTCATCTGATCGTGTCTTAGGTCTTTGTAGCTCGCGATCTTGAAGTAATCGTAAAGAGCGTTGTAGACCGTCTGGTAGTGAACCGATGAGTTCTTTGCGCGTGACTTGATAGCTTTGCGGATCTCGTACTGCTCTGTAGTCGTGATGAGCGCCGACCGGGCTAACGGCGCTTCGTAGCGGCCGGTGCGGCGAATCTCCGGGAGAACTTCGGACGTGACCCAGCGCTTGAAGCGCTTTGCGGATTCGAGCTTGGAGCCGAAGATCAGAGCGTAGAGGCCGGACTCGTTGACGCAGTTGACGACCTGGCGACCGCCAGCGGTTTCGATCTCGGACTTGATGAGGTCTTCGGGGTCGACGTGCTGTTTGATCGCGTTTGTCTTGTCTTTGTATCCGAGAGCACCAGCGGCATCAACGGCGACAAAGAGCGGGAGGTCAGGCGTGCCGAGCGCACGGACTTGAGCGTTCTCGAATGAGAAAACGGAAGGGATAGACATAGCTTGTCTCCATTCTGAGGTTGTTGACCTCGTTCCATCCGCCAAGATGGAGGGCGAGGGCTTGCGGGTTGGCGGACCGGCAGAATGGACCCGGCGCACCTTTCGGTGCCCCGCAAGCCCTACCCATAAAAAGGAGACTTGCAGGGGGGTGGTGAAACGCCACCCCCTTTTTTGGGTGAGGTGGTGAAACGCAACCCCGTCACGCATAGCCAACAAAAAAGCCGCTCGATGAACGGTCGGCGGCTATGCGCCACTCTGTTCGGGCCGCCAAGCCCGATCAGCGCCGCTTTCGCGGGGCAAGGGATATTCTGCCCGATCTTAGGCGCTGTGTCAAAATGGAAAAGGAGCTTGCGACAAACGTCGCGAGGGGAGTCTTGCCATGAATAATCTTTATCGATCTCTTATTTCGTTGGCTACCGTGTTCCCGTTGAGCATCACGTTCAGCTATTTGTACTCGGATTGGCTGCTGAGCCTGTTGCCTGATGTGGTCTCTCATTTCTTAGAAGCTCACCTGAACGCGCAGCTGGTATTCGTTTTGTGCGCAGTGGTGTTCAACTATGCTCTTGGGCAAATAATCCTGATCTACCTCGGGTGGGTCGCGACGAAGTTGGATCGACTCCCCGTGAAGCTAACAAGCGTCAAAGAGCTGGGCACAGATAGCCTGTTGGCCTATCTGCCATATGTTCTTCCTTTGTTCATGATCCAGGGAGATCGCCAAGAGCCGACGGGGTGGTTGCTTGGCGGGATCTTGTTGTTGATCCTCTCGTGGGCGTCAATGACGATTGCTTTTTCCCCATTGCTGCGAATTTGTGGAATGCGCTTTTTTGAGGCCACGCGACCAGACGGCACTACTGTGACGGTGTTGATCAAAAATCCCAGCCTTAGGCCGTTGCGATTGACGGAAGCTTCAAGTATTTCGGATAACTGCTTGTATGGATTGAAATAATGGATAACGCGGAATCTCTGTTTGTCTCTGGAGCCTCTTTTCGTGGGGTGTCGACCTGCGTTCGGCGTCTCAAACTCATGTCTGATGCGGCCAATGATATAAGCGCCGTTGTCAGAAGCCAATACGAAGAGTTTTCAGAGCTAAGCGAAGTTGAATTCGACGGTCGTTACAAGGTGGAATCAGACGAATGCTTTTCCATCAGCGACTATGTTGATGCCGATGGAACATTCGCGTCGTTTCAGGAAATCATTAATGGTAACTGTAGCGATGTACTGAAAAACACGGATTCCTTAAGCGAATGCCGTGCTCTATTGTTCCGAGCGCCACAATTACCTAATCTGGTGCTAATTCAGCGCTTCACCAATTCTTATCTCGCTAAGCGCGATCGTTGGTTTGGTTTCGGTTGCAGCGACTCAGTCAGAAAAATCGAAGAGTCCGCATTCACTATTGCATCGTCGCTTTCAGGGGTCTATGACCTCGAGTCAAAAAGATTGCGTTTTAAAAGTGTTCAGAACATCCGCGCGGTCCTTCCGGGGTTTTCTGATCAGTATGCGCCCGGAGCGGACAAGACGACCATTACAACCTTCTTCCGACAGCCAATCTTCGATCAAGATAGTGCAGACAAAGTCCAAGCGCTTGATTCGATGAAGGTGGCTCGCTTGGTATGGCTACTAAAAGAGCAGGACGCCCCTCTCGAAAGAAGGCTGGCTACTTTTCAGAAATACGATGAAATTCTCAACCTGAACTCAGTCAGAAATGGAAAAATCATTGTGAGCACAGAAGTGCGCAAAATGGAGGTGATTCTTCGCATTTTGTTGGGGGATGTGTTTGAAGACAATGGACGAATCTATTTAAGCAACTCGAAGAGGCCAATCGAACGATTTGCGTGATGAGCTTGTCTTTACTTACGAGATCACCACGGACTGGCGTTCTTCGAGCGCCGCTCCGGGGATGGTCTCGCCGTCCTTGAGCGCCTTCTTCAGCGCTACTTTGTCCGGATCGATCGTCGTCTTGATGCGCCTGAAGGCTTCGGGAAGGGCCTCAAGGTCGAGCACCTTGACGGCTTGCGTCGTGCCGATGCGAAGAGACACCATGACGCCTTTGACCTTTCCGCCCATAGCTTCGAGCGCGGGCATCATGTAGGCCTTCAGGCGCTCGGACTTGTTCTCCAGTGCCTTACGGCGCTTTGCAAGACGCTCTTCTTCAGCCTTGATAGCTTCGGCTTCGGCCTTGAGTTCGCGGCAGTAGCAAGCCGTCCCTTCGAGCTTTTCAGCTGCTGCGGTGGTGTACTCCGCGTAGGCGGCAAGGGCTTCGCCATCGACCTCACCCGTATCGGGATCGGCGTCGAGGCGGTCGAGAAGTTCGCGCAGCGCGCCGGGGATTTCGTAAATTTTCATTTTGAGTGCTCGCAAAAAAGCCCCGGTGGTTGACCGGGGCTGAATGGTTGTTAGAAGGGCATGTCGTCATCGACTGGCGGATCAGGCGGCATAGAAGCTGCGCTGGAGGTCTGTGCCTGCGTTCCTCCGTCAAGCTTGCGCACCGCCTTAGGATGCTCCTTCAGGTTCTTAAGAAGCGCGGGGATAGCCGTGGCTTCAGTCGCGCCCGAATCGATCTCCTTAGCGGTTCGACCGGTGGCCGGATCGAATGCGCGTCGGATCGTCATGTCGTTGGCGATCTTTACCTCCCCTAGATAGAGGTATTCGCGGGGCTCTGCTTCAAGGACGAGGCCGATTGGCTTTCCTTCGATCGCCTTTCCGCGATAGCCCTTCACGATCTCGCCTTTCATGGTGCGTACCTTGCCTTCGACCCATTCGACCGACTCGGTTTTGGAGCAAAAAAGCATGGACTGGAAGATACCCATACCAAAAGCCTCTTCGCCGTCGCTTTTGACGATGCAAAGCGAGAGCCACGCCGTGGCTCCATCATTCGATTCGAAGTAAAACCGGAGCATCGCGGCTCCGTTCTTCGTTTCGTACTGCTCTGCCTGCAGGATCTTTCCTTTGTAAGCCCCAGTTTCAAAGATGCGGGCCGGGGTTTCGCTCCTGATGGCAGATACCTTGTCGGCCTTGATAGTTCCGATGATCATTTAGATTCCTTTGCCGATTCTTCGGCGGGTGTTGAAATTCCGTAGTACTCGCAGATGGCCTTGTCGACCTCTGCAAGGTCGTTGTCGATCTCGTCTTCTTCGAACATCCCAAGAGGAGATTTCACGGTGTCGAAGCCTGAGTTGTGAGTGCGAAAGAGGTACCTGCCCTGATCGACCGCTGTTCGAAGGACGGTTGTGAACATCCCTTCAATGACGATCTTTTCGTCCAGCATCTGCCCGATCGTTTTGATGCGCGTCACGCCATCCTTGACCACCGTGTGCGCAAGGAGATAGACGCGTTTTGCATCGTCGAGCTCTGAAGCGGTCTTGGCGAGATCGAACCCGCAGCCGCCGATCTGATTCCACTTGTCATAGCCTCCGACGTTCCGCAACTCCATCATTCTGAAGGATAGGAAGTACTGCCAATCGTCGATGACGATGATCTCCTTTGAGGTCTCCTTCATGGACTGAAGGATGAAGGGGACGTTGGACGTGCAGAGGATGTTGCCGCCACTCAGGCGTGTGAGCTCTTCTCGCTCTCGCTTGTTCTCGACAACTTTTTTAGTTCCGAGCTGAACAAACTTCCAGCCAGTTGACCTGAAAGGAAGCGGTTTTTTGACCGGTTGGATGATTAGCGTTTTGGTTGGATCGATATTGCGAAGGGAGCAAGTCTTGCCTGACCCACTTTCGCCCAAAACAAGCGTTCCGTAGCTCATGTATGATTCTCCGTGTGGTTAAAACGCGAAGACTTCATCGAACTCTTTTCGCATGCGCTCGATGTCGTCTTCGTCTTGCCCGGACATAGGGAGGTTTGCGGAGGCCTGTTCGGCTTCCCAAACCTCTTTTTCTTTCTGGTCATTCGGTGTCATTTGAACCACCTTTCCAAGATGTAGCGAATGAGGTCGAAAAAGCCCGCCTGTTTGGGGGCGGGCTGTGCGGTTGTTCGCAGCTGTTCGGCCGCTCTTGGTCGTCTGGCGGCCCCGGCGCGCTTCTGCTTCCGGCTGCTTGAGCCATTCGGCCCGGTCTGCTGAGTCGGTTGTCATCGGAAAAATCTCCCTAGTAAAAAGGCGAGCCCCTGGAGGAAGCTCGCCTTGGTGTGTTTCGTTGCTTTGGTCTTGCGCTCTCTCGCTCGGGCGTTGCGCGCTGCGCATGCCCTGCGCTGGCGCTTGCTGAGCTGAGAGCGATGCCGGTGCGGGTGCTGGGGGATGGTCATTGCGGTTCCTTCTCTGAGCGGGTGAGGTCACTCCAAAGCGCGAAGAGTGCGAGACGCTTTGCGCCTAGCTTGGCGTCCAGTTCACCTATCAGGCGATGAACTTCATCTTCCTTGCCCTCCTCGTAGCGCTCTCGGATGATCGAGAGCTCTCCGGTCTCGTCCTTAGACCAAGCGTGAGACTCGCGGAGCTTCTTGAAGATCTGAATGAGCTCCTTTTTGGTGCGCCTGATCATGCGGCGTCCTCAGCACGGTCGCGCTTGTTCTCCTCGTACTCGTACTGAGACCATTCCTTGCAGGCCTTGTCGGCCTTGTGCAGGATGCGGTCGATGATGTCGAAGAACTCACCGCCCTTGGCAGCCTCGCGGTCGAACGCTTCGCGGAAGCCCTCGACGTTGTACAGGGAGCGCTCTAGGACGCGGCGTGCGCGGGTCTCGCGGTCATAGCTGGAGAGGAGCGCCCACCACACCCCAAGTTCGTAGAGATCGCGGTAGAAGTCGATCTCGAGCTCAGCCGCTCCGGAAAGGCAGCGCGGAGTGAATTCGGTTTCGTTCATGATGAAGCCTCAGTTGGTAGCGAGGTATTTGAGGAGGTATGAGCCGCCGTAGATGACAAGGCACATCGTCGCGAAGAAGATGACCCCGCCGATGACGCCGATCATCTGAGCTTGATGCTCTCTGGCGAGCTCAGCCGGGGTAAAGCCCTTGGCCGGGCGGCCCGTCAGCGCGTCGAGCAGGAATTCCGTGAACTTGGTCATTTGCGGCTCCTCATCTGGTGAGCAAGTGCAGCACCCGCCGCGAAAGCGAAGCCCTCGCGGTCTTCAATGTCCTCGTCAATGTCGAGGAGCTGCTGGAGGTGTCCGCGAAGAAGAGCAGCAAGCTCCACGTCGGCCGTGTAGATCGCCTTATGGATCACGCTTCGGAACCCCTTGCAGGCCTCCCACATGTCGGCGTGGTTGAACAGCCGGAAGTCCACGAGGGTTTTGTAGGTGCTCATGTCGTGCTCAAAGAAAAGCCCCGGCGCTTTTCGGCGACGAGGCTTTGTAGTTAGAGATGATTGTCAGTTACGCGGGCTGATGGCTCAGCCAGTGTTTGTAGCAAGGAAGCTCCTTGACGCTGTATCCGATCTTGTCGAGAGAGGCTTCAAGGTTCAGCCAGTTGAAGTCGTGAACGGCTTCCCACATGGATGCAGCGTAGGGCGAATCGACGCTTCGGAGGAAGTCCACATAGCGCTCGAGGTTTGCGCGGTGCAGGTAGCGCCACGTGTAGACGAGAGACCGTAGTTCCTCCATGAAGTGCGCCTTGACGGTGTAGACCTTCGGCGGGATCGGCTCGTCGTGATAAGTGGCAGCCTCGATGCGCTTCATCTGAGCCTTTTCATGCTCGATGCATTCTTCACGCGTCATGATTTTGACTGACTGGATGAAGGAGATTGCGGCCTCGAAGTCTTTTTCGAGAATCCGCTTGTAGCTGGGGACGTTGAAATGATTTTTCAGCGCCGAGTAAATCGTTTGATAGTTGATCCCGTAGCCTTCGGAGCGGCGGCCTACTGCTCTTTGGATTTCGCGTTGCTGTGCGTCGGTGATATATGCCGGAGCGGGAGGATTCTTCAGCGCCTGTTCCATCCGCTCGAACTCATCATAGAAAGCACACTTGAATTCGAGCGCCTTAGCACCGGTGAAGCCCATAGCCAATAGACAGAAGCCCTTGCGATCCATCCAGTACGCAGGAACCTTTCGAGTAGCACCCTTGTCGTTCAGACTGACTGTTTCTGAGTATCGCGCAAAATTGCGTAATACTTGAAGTTCTTGATTTTTTGCAATTAGGTCATCTACCGCGCGAACTACGTCGCTGTGCTTTTTGCCAAAGTATTCTGCAACTTTGAAGCTGGACGTAACCGCACGGCCTTCAACCACACGGAAGGCATTTTGAACAATGTTCTGAGCCATTGTGAACTCCTTTACATATTTGATTAATCGCCCCTTTTGAGAGGGCGGCCAAGCGCTCAAAACCGTGTAAAGGCGGCGGGCATATTTCCCTTTTGGGTTTTTTATTAGCCTCACGCTCAGCCATGAGCTGAGCTATCCGCGCCCATAGGGCTACAGATACAAAAAAATCCGCATGACTGACAGGGCGGAATCCGCTTTACAGGTGTTTTGAGCACCTGAGCGCAGTATGCCCGAATCTGCAAGCGATGTCAAAATTCAGGTTCAAGCCGCCTCCCGGAGCGTGCCTTGCATGGGGGCGCGGCATTCTTGAAATAAATGCCGAGGAAGCGGCTTGAAGCTGGGCTCTCAGAGGAGAGCATGAAAAAGCCCCCGCACCTTTCGGTACGAGGGCCTGATTGTTCGCGTCAGCGGTTAGTGACGATGCTTTGGGGGAAGACCGCGAAGTAGGTACAGGGCGAATGCCGCACCGATTACGCCAAAGATGGCTACTAGCGTCCATAAGTCCATGTTCATCGCTCCAAAAGGTATGTGAGTAAGAGGCTGACCGCCAAGAACCCCAGTCCAATCAACGCCCCTTGGAAGTTGTACTGGAAAAGCCCTAAGGCCAGACCTGCAACACCTACTTTCTCATAGATGTCGGCGATCCTTTTCACTAGAGCGCGTTTTTGATTGTCAGTAAGTGTCACGTCGTGTCCCCGTGTGTCTCTTCAATCCATTATACGAAAAGTCAACCTCAGACCACTCTTGCGAACAGGCTGAAGTTGGAATCTCCCTCTGGGGTAAGCTGAACTTGTCGCGGCTCTCACAGTGCGACTTTGTTCAACTACCTCAGAGGAGAAAACATGAGTGTTTATGACGTGCTTGCTCAAGCGATTGAGGAGCGCCGGGTGGTGACATTCACATACGATGGATTCCTGCGCGTCGTTGAGCCTTTCTTGCTCGGCACCACCACCGCAGGGCGTTCCGCGCTGCGCGCTTACCAAACAGCAGGCGGTAGCAGGTCAGGCACAGTGCCCGGGTGGCATCTGTTCTCGCTTGGCAAAATCGTTGGCCTAACCACATGCCAAAAGCAATTCTCCGGTGAGCGACCGCTCTACAACCCCGCTGACGAAGGTATGCAATCCATCGGCGTTCATATTTAGCCTGAGCGCCGCAGTTACACGGCCCCGGCGGAAGCGCGGGGCCGTTGTGAACTGCACAATCGCTGTCGTGTTGAATCATGGTGTTCTCCATTCAGATTCAAGTCTCCTCCCGGAGAAGCCTTAAATCACTCTCTCGCTCCGAGAAGAGGCTTGAATATGAGGTCTCCTTCGGTGCGAAGATATGAACGTCGGACTCCCATTCGACATTCCGTATCAACTCACCGAAGGAGAAATCCATGTTCGATGATCTGAACCCTCAAGGTTTTTATCCGGGGGAGAACCTTCCAAAACTCTCAAAGGCTGAAGTTTTGTTCTTTGGCCTGCTCATGTCCGGTGCGATCAAGTTGGATCGCATCCCCACAACCAAAGCAGGTGAGGAGCTCGACTACTTTGATGAGGGCGACTATGAAGTCATGAACCCGCTGAATCACGATCTCGAGTTGCTGGCTGATCTCTATGAGAAATGCCGCCGGTTTGCGGCTCGCCGTGATGAACAGAAGTAAGTTGCCGTAAGGCTTCAACCTCATCGAAGAAGGCGCTCAGGGCTTCCTCGAAGCGCCTTCTTTTGGTTTTCAACCTCTTCCCGCGTGATTGGAGCGATGTAACTGCCGCCTGTTCCCAAAACATTTTTGCCTTCGCGAAACGAGGCAGCGTTAATCGCCTGCGCATACGCACTCGCGGCAATCAGAAGCCAGCGCAATTCGTTTTCGGCCGTCTTGCTCCTTCCAGGAAGCGAAAGCTTGAAGTATCGCTTGGCGTCAATTTCCATCTCTTTCTCCTATGAAAAAGTCTGTGAAAGCGTCATCGGTGCAACGAACTGCTTCGCCCATGATCGGATAGCAAACAGCATCGAATGCGGCATAGGCGGCCGCCAATGCATAGATGATCCGAGAATCTTCTTCCGTGATCGGCGTAACGATCAGACGGCCGTCTTCAATTTCTACCTTCATAAATCCTCCTAAGAAAGACCCACAGAAGCGCTCTCAAAAGAAAGCGCTTCAATTGGCCTTTCTCTCTGCCCGATGGTCTGAACCAACTCCCGGACAGAGAGATTCACTGCTCCGGTCTGCCCGTGTGCGTTTTTGTCCGCTCGGCGGGAGGTACTAGCTCCGCGCCTTGAAGGCTTTCCATGAGCCCGTCTGACTAATCATCATCCGGTGCACCTCTCCGCCTTTCGGGCGGGGGTGGAATTGCTTTCGAAAGGCTTTGTTGCCTTATCGACAAGACAAACTTTACACATGCAATGAAGGAAAAGCAAGTTTAATTTGCCTATCAAACCGTTCTCAGGCAAGTTTTGTTTGACTATGGTCAAAAAAAGGCCCGCTCTGGGCGGGCCATGGATAAACGGAAAGCAATCAGGCTCTGAAGCCGTTGAAGACAAAAATTACACGACCATGGATGTGGGCTCCGTCTAGTTCATCTCTCGACAGAGTCGTAGGCGGATAGGAAGCGTTGTCCGAAATGAGGGTGAGAGAGCGATTTAGGTTGATCTGCACGCGTTTGATGAACACATCGTCACCGTTTACGAAGACATAAATGCCGTCGCCTCGCGCTTCTGTCTGGTGAGTATCTACAAGCACTAGCCCGCCTCTAGTAATGGTTGGTTCCATGCTATCGCCCGACGCGCTAATGATCTCAAATTGGCCGTCCCGGATTCCGTGAACCCCGGGCAAGGACCTTAAAAAGTCATCAGAAAACTGCATCGCGCCAACGCTATTGGCTTGAACTGAAGGCGATCCCGAACCACAAGATCCGTGTGCGTCTAAGACAGGTACCACAGTCCAGCCATCTTGCTGAGGAACGGCGTTCATGCCGGTTGCCGGTACGTAAGTGGGGGCCTCGTAGTCTTCGTCGCCCGTAATTTGACCCGGCGTTACCCCTAAGAAATCCGCAAGCTTTGAAAGCTTTTCTAATCGTGGATTCCCCTTTGTTGCCCATCTCTGTACTGCTTGGCGCGTTACGCCAAGGGCGTCTGCTACCTGTGCATGGGTTAGCCCTTTGGCGCGCAGGATAGTTTGCAAGTTGTTCGACATAAATCCTCCACTCGCTAGTGTCAGAAAAGTTTGCTTGCACCGCAAGCAAATTAATCTTGCGCTATACTTTGCTCTAAAGCTAGAATTGCTTGCTTTTAAAGCAAAAAACGCCATGACAGACATCAGCACAAAACAAGCCGATAACGCCGTTCAAAAGGCGGTAGAGAAGATGGGGAGCCAAAAAGCCTTAGCAAAGGTTTGCACCCCTGAAGTTTCAAGACAAGCGGTCGCTTTTTGGATAAAGCTCGGATACGTGCCCGCAAAGCATGTGCCAGCCGTCAACCTCGCAACAGGGATCCCTAGAAGTGAATTAAACCCGCTCTTTAAGTGAGTTCGCCAATGGGCATGAACGCGATTAATTGGATGGCAAAACAGAAGACTGGCGACGACAAATCTAAGTCGGCGCTCTTTTGGCTCGCCTTCCATATGAACGATAAGACGGGAGAGTGCTTCCCCTCGATCTCGACCCTTCAGGCGGAGATGGAGGTTAAGTCAGACAACACCGTTCGAAGCGCGTTACGCCGCCTTCGCGATGCCGGGCTCATTTCGTGGGAACGCGAAACGAAGGACGGGCTCACAGTCAAGACCAACTATCACCTGCACATGCATGGGTCAATGACTGCGGGTACCTCAGCAGATAAGGGTACTTCAACCATTGCGGTACCTCAACCATTGAAGGGGGGTGCTTCAACTGTTGAGGGGGGTACTTCAACCATTGCGGGAGGGGTCCCTCAACCATTGCGTACGAACATGGAAATAGAACAGGGAATTAACAGGGAAAGGAACAAGGAAAGTTCTATGCGCACTTCCGGAAATTCGTCGGCTATCGCCGCCGTCGCATCTGCGCAAGCGCAGACGCCCTATCCCGAAGACTTCGACCAGTCTCTTTTCGACGAAGCGCAGCGCGAAGCTCAGCTCGCGGGGGAAAAACCCAACACAGTGAAGGCCGAAGCTCCGAAGCACAGGACTACCACGCCGCGCAAAAAGCCCGCTACCCGATGCCCGTTTGGGCCTGATGCCTCAATCCCGCCCGAATACCTCGAAATCGCGCAAAAGGCCGGTATCGGGGACCCTCAGCAGGTCTTCTCCGCTTTCGTCAATCACGCAATCGCCACCGACCGCAGATTGACCGTCTGGCCCGCAGGCTTCCGCACTTGGTGCCTCAACGAACTTCGATACCACCCACTCCAAACAGCCAAGCCGAAACCTCTCCACCAACGAACCGCTGCCGATTACGACTGGTAAAACCCTATGCCCGAACTTCAAAAAGCATTTTCAAAGCAAGCACTGCAGCCGATCTTCACGAAGATCGAGGCCGTGCGAGTCGCAAACCCGCCTCCGCGAGCACTTCCCAAAAAGTCCGAGTGCGATCTAAAGGCAGATGAACTCCGTGTACGCTTCAGCGACATTCACGCCTCTCTGGCCCGCTGTCTCTCATGGCTTCGTCAACCGTCTGCAGAGACCTTCTCGAACTTTCAGCTCGACGCGGCAGAGAAGGATCAGGCTAAGGCCCTCGCCATCTCGAAGCGCTTCTCTGAACGCCTCATGACGCGCCTCCTCGATGAGACTCACCCCGAGGCAGGAATCCTCTTCCTTGGGTTCACGGGAACGGGTAAGACTCATCTCGCCAAGGCCATCCTCACCGACCTCGCGGCGCGCAAGGCTCCCGGATTCTTCATCCCGGCAAGCGAGTACTTCGACCTTTACACGCCCGCCTACGCGGCGAAGCTCGATCAGCCGCTCTGGAAGATTCGCCAGTGGCTCGCTTCAACTTCCTGCCTCGTCATCGACGAAGTGGGAACGAGCGCATGGACCGACGCCCACAAAGATCGCCTTCAGCAGATCATCGATCTGCGCACTGCAAACCGCCTGCCGACCATCGTCACAACCAACCTAGCACAGGCCGACTTCGATGCCGCTGGTGCTGAGCGCATCGCCTCGCGCTTCAATCAGGTCCTTTACCCCATCAAATGCACCTGGTCGGACTTCCGCAAGCGCTCTGCCCTCAAAAACCTGAAGCCCGAGGAGGTGTTCTGATGGAACCCTCTACCGGAATCCACAAACGCTTCATCCACGCCTTCTCACGGTGGATCAGCCGGACGACCTTCATCATGAGGGAGCGACATGAGTGAGTGTCTTCGCTGCCGCAACTGCGCACCGCTCGAGCCGCTGCCGAAAGGCGATCCGCTTCGCCTCCACAGAGGCCAGTGGGGGATGCTCGCCAGAGGCCTCGTCTACTGCTCTCTCCCCGGGGAGATCAGCGGATACAAGCGATTTCGCTCCGTCGAGTCCGTGGACTACTGCGAGCACTTCGAGCCCGAGCCCGATGCCGACCGCATAGCACGCCGCTTTGAAACCGTCCGAATCCTCCGCGCCGCTTTCGACCAATGGCGCAAAGAACTTCAATCAAAGGCCAAAACGAAATGACGCTCAAGAAAGTCACCCGTCTCATGTCCATCGATCCGCCTTCCAAGGAACACACGCCGAAGCGCCCGCCTTTCACTTTCACTGAGGTGGACATCGACGACATCTCCACCTATCCGCCTGAAGGTGCCGCGCTCTTCTTCGTCCTAAAAGAAGGAGCCTGGGATCGCTTCTACGGCGAACGACGCGGTTTTACGATCTTCGCTGACCTCTATGGGCTGACGTTCAAACTCGATCAGATCAAAGCATGGAGCCCAGCCGGCTTTACGAAGTATGAAGAACGCACTCGAGAGGAGAAGAAAGTCCGTGGTTAAGCTCAACATTCCCGGTACGCCTCAGGGCAAGGCACGTCCGCGCTTCTCTCGCACCGGCCACGCCTATACGCCCGATGAAACCCGTCGCTACGAGGCCCGTGTAGCCGTTCTTGGCAAGTACGCGATGTGCAACCGAGACATCATGCGCGGGGCAGTCAAGATTTCTATCCTCGCTGCTTTCCCTGTGCCTGCTTCGTACTCGCAGAAACGCCGCGCAGCATGCCTGCAGGGCTGCGAACGACCTGCCAAGAAGCCGGATATGGACAACATCATCAAAATCATCTGCGATGGACTCAACGGCATCGCGTGGAAGGATGACGCTCAAGTCGTTGAGGTCTCTGCTGCCAAAACGTACGCAGAGTTCCCATCCGTCACCGTCTACATCGAGGAGCTTTCATGATCGATCCGATATTCTCCAAACGCTTGCAAAACTGGAGTCGGTGCATTCGAGCTCGCAGGAAATCATTACCTTCGCCGACAGCTCAGGTATTAAACGAACTCCGCCTGAAGTATGGCCCTCCAGCTATTGAGGAGTACCGGAACGAACCTCCAATCTCGAGTGCTGATATGGCTGATGCGGAAAAGCTATCTGCTGCCTATGGGGGACCCTGGCTAACTCCACAGGAAAAGCGCGTGCTTCAAATGGTCTATGGAGAAGGGAGGCACGTCGGTTTGTGCGCTAGGGAACTCCGCGTGACGTATCGCGGTTTCTTGCGTGCATTTGATGGCGTGTGTCAGAAGTTCCAGAGAATCATCAAAACGTACTTTGACAACGATGGTTGAGGTATATATACTGAACATACAATTTTTAGCCGACTTCCATTGCGATTTCGAGAGTTTTGCCACGGGGCAGCCTTTTTGCACCCGAAAGAAACGTAAGCCCAGTCAGAGATGACCGGGCTTTTTTGATGCCGGAATAAGTAGCGTCGAAATACATAACATTTGCAAAAATGCTAACCTCATGGTAGAATATTCACGTGTTCAACCAATAGAGGAGATCATGAAGCAAAGTGAATTTCTTCGGTGGCTTAAGTCGAGAGGCGTTGAGGTCACCCACGGAACCAGGCACCTTCGCCTGAGAGTCCCGGGGAACCCAAAAACGCAAACCATGCCTCGACACCCTGGCGCAGAGATGAATGAAAATATCCGCAAGGACATCATTCGCGATCTTGGCCTGAAGGAAGTCTCTAAGAAATAA